GATCTACGAAACCGAGAAATCGGAGCGTAGCTTTGAAGAAGAGACCAAGCTGTCTGGTTTCTCCGCTGCTCCAGTCAAGAACGAAGGTCAGGCAATTGCGTACGACAATGCGCAGGAAGCCTTCACCGCTCGCTACAACCACGAAACCATTGCTCTTGGATTCTCGATCACCGAAGAGGCGATTGAGGATAACCTGTACGACAGCTTGTCTGCTCGTTACACCAAAGGTTTGGCTCGTGCTATGGCCTACACCAAGCAGGTTAAAGCTGCTGCTGTTTTGAACAACGGTTTCTCTGCCCAGTACGCTGGCGGTGACGGCGTTGCTTTGTTCAGCACTGCACACCCCTTGGTTAACGGTGGTACTAATAGCAACACCCCATCTACTCAAGCCGACTTGAACGAGACTTCCCTTGAAGCCGCCGTTATTCAAATCGCCGCTTGGACCGATGAGCGTGGTCTGTTGATCGCCGCGAAGCCCAAGAAGCTCATCATCCCACCAGCATTGCAATTCGTTGCTACTCGCTTGTTGGAAACCGAACTCCGCGTCGGTACTAACAACAACGACATCAACGCGATCAAGAACAATGGCGCTATCCCTGAGGGTTACACCATTAACCACTTCTTGACCGACAACAATGCTTGGTTCTTGACAACAGACGTTCCTAACGGTCTGAAGCATTTCGTTCGTACACCATTGCAAAACAGCATGGACGGCGACTTCGACACTGGTAACGTCCGTTACAAGGCACGTGAGCGTTATAGCTTCGGCTGGTCTGATCCATTGGGTGTTTTCGCTTCCTCTGGTTCGTTCTAAAAGAAAGGGGGCTTCTTGCCCCCTTTTTTGTTGACATCATATAAATATGGTGTATATTCCAAACATCTGGGTGATCCGCCTTACCGCCACTGCCCCAGCAGACGATGCAACGATTGGTGAGGCTCTTTTGCATAAGGACTTTTGTCATGGCACGTTCCACATTTGAAGGCCCAATCCTATCGGGCGACAATAAATTTGGCCCATTACGTAACGTTGGTTACGCTGATTTGGCCCAAGAAACAAGCATTGTTTTAACAAACACAACTAATGGCACTGCTGGATACGGCGGTGTTTCTGGTCAGTTTGTTAACGGAAATGGTATTCCCAATACAAACGCTACTGTTTATACCCCTTCCGGTACTGTATATCCCCCTGCGGCAGCAACAATCACTGCTGACTCTGTGTCTACAACCACTGGTACTTTGTATCGTGGCGTAGTGTTCTATTTGCCTTACGCATCTAATATCAATGACTTTTTGATTGACACCAACGTGGCTATCACTTTGGATAGCGGTAGTACCACAGTTGGTACAGTCACTGCAAGTATTGGTAAAGGTTTTAACACTACCACTTACGGTAACGTAACCTCCATGAACGCGGCTACTGGTCGCAACACGGTTGCTTTAACTGGCGCTCAATTATTGGCTAGTAACTCTACATCTGCTGATATTACTAACCCACCTTCAGTGAGTGGTGGCGGTGGCGGTACAAGCCCATACAGCTCATTGTTGTCTCAGGTTGTTGTGACTTTGACTATCCCCTACACAGGCGGTACAAGCGGCGTGTTAGCAGCAATCACTGCTGGCACATTCACATTTGCGGTTCGTTACACACAACCTGATCCAAGTATTGGAACTCAAACAGCTTACCCATACGGTAACTTCGACTAATTGAGTAACGGGGGCTTCGGCCCCCTTCTTTGGATTTAAGGAGTTATATATGTCAGGTGGATGGACCGTTGTTGACGCAGGTAACAACAAATCAATGCCCATACAGGGCACCTCTAACTCTGGGGCTAGAGTTCCTTTTTTCGCACCTTCGCCCGGTTCGCAAGACCCAGTAGGCAAGATGCGTATATCAACGCCTCAAGCGTTGATTGATACCGACTTTGAGTATGGCACACAGCCTACAAAGTGGGAATCTATTGCTCTGCAAAATAATCGTCAGAGTGTGTATTACATTGCTCAACAGCCTGTTTCTGGTATTACCAGTATTGCTGGTGATGGTTCAACTGCCACACTGACAATCCTGACCAATAACACAACTAACGCAGCTGTTGGCAATCCCATCTTTATTCAGAACTCAAACAGCGCCACTGCTAACGGCTGGTGGTCTATTACGGCGATTTCAGTCAACACTAGCATTACGGTTCAAATTGCTGCTGGCACTAACGTATCAGCAACTAACCAATTTAATGCAGCTTTGACTTATGTGTACTTAGGGTACTTCTACTCTAACTGTGGTATTCAAGTAGCCACTGGTTCTGGCGCTGCGTTCACCAATTCCACTACTACAGTTACTGGAACTACAGTTAACCCACATGGTTTGTCTGCTGGGTCATTTATTTATGTTCAAGGTACGACTGCGTCCAGCAACCCTCCTAACGGCGCTTGGGTAGTAGCAACAGTTCCCACTGCAAATACATTTACTTTTACAGTTAATACCGCCCCAACAGGCGCAAATATTACAGCTGCCGCAGGCGCTGGTGTAACTCTGTATGCCCGTCCATCAGGTTTTGTTGAGCCTCGTACATTTGATGGTGGCGTAGCGTTCTCTGCTGGTGGTGCGGTTACTGACCAACAACTGATTCGTCAAACCCGTCGTTACTTCCGTTACCAGTCTGGTAAAGGTATTCAGTTCTCTACTGGTTCATCTTTGAAGCCAGCGCTGTTTATTACTAGCATCACTGGTTCTGGGACAGCTGCGACAGTAACTTCACGCTATCAGCACAACTTAACTGTTGGCGCAAAGATTCAAGTGTTTGGTTGCGACCAAGGTGTATATAACGGTAACTTTACTGTTGCTACAGTGCCTAGCACAACCACATTCACTTACACAACACAAAACTCTGTTGGCTCCGCCACGCTTGCCACAGGTCAGGCAATTCGGGTCAGTCCATTGAGTTGGTATGGCTCCGCTAACCGTGTAGGTTTATTTGACTTACAAAACGGTATGTTCTTCGAATACGACGGACAAAACTTGTACGCTGTGCTCCGTAACTCAATTAACCAAGCAAATGGTTTGGTGTCTGTAACTAACGGTTCTTCCGCAGTCACAGGTACGGGTACACAGTTTTCCAGCCAATGTGCTCCCGGGGCATACGTTGTTATTCGTGGGCAGTCTTATCGCGTGTTAAGCGTGGCTAGTGATACGTCAATGTATGTCAGCCCAGAGTATCGCGGTACTACCATTTCTGGTGCGTTGATGTCATTGACTTTGGAAACGCGTATTCCACAAAATAAATGGAGTGACCCATGTGACGGTACAGGGCCATCAGGGTATAACCTTGATTTGACCCGTATGCAGATGTGGTACATCGACTTCTCTTGGTACGGCGCTGGCGTAATTCGTTATGGTTTCCGTGCAACCAACGGACAAATTAACTATGTCACGCAAATTCAGAACAACAACATTCAGTTTGAAGCGTACATGCGTACCGGTAACATCGCGGCTCACTATGAGTCCAATGGTATTGCTCCAACTACGATTTTGACTTCTAGCATATCTGCAAGTAACACCACTACTACAGCGGCGGTTGCACTTACTGATACTATTATCCCGTTGACCGCAGCCACTGCGTTTAACAATACAGGCGTGGTTAAAATTGACAACGAGTTAATTTATTATGCTAACATTTCTGGTAATAACTTAGTTGGTTGTATCCGTGGTTTTGGTAACACAACAGCCGCAACCCACATTAGTGGTTCTACTGTTAACGTATCTTCAATTGACATCCTTGATTGCACCCGCTTCCCACCATCAGGTACTGTAAAAGTACAGGGTGCTGGTCAAACTGGCACGATTGAATACATTGCTTACACAGGCAACGACGGTAGTATTTTGTACGGTTTAACACGCGCCCAGTCGGGTGGTTCTGCTGCCTCATCGTTTAGCTACAGCGCAACAGCACCCGTATCTGTATCGTTATCTTCACCTGACACTGTTCCTTCCCTTTCACACTGGGGTTCGTCAGTCATCATGGACGGTAGATTCGATGACGACAAGTCATTGATTTTCAACTACGGTACAACTACAACTGTTGCAACATCAAGCACTAGCCCAGTGATTTTGATGGCTATTCGTGTTGGTCCTTCTGTTGACAACGGACAAGTTGGTCTGTTGGGGGCAAAAGAAATTATCAACCGTATGCAGTTGCAACTGGATTCGTTGGGTATTGTTACTACTGGTAACACTTACTTGATTAACTTGGTTTTGAACGGCTACGCTACTGGCGCTTTGTCTAGTGGTTTTGTTAGCCCAATTCAGTTGGCTAACGGTGTTACTTCTTCACTGGCCCAGATTGCTGTTAACTCTAACAACGTATCTGTCTTCGGTGGTGAATCTGTTGCTGCTGCGTTCTGTCAAGCTAACAGTGTTACAACCTTGGACTTGTCCAACGTGCGCGACTTGGGTAACTCAATTTTGGGTGGCGGTACATCTAACACCGTGCCTACAGCAAATGCTGGTTTCTACCCTGATGGTCCTGATATCTTGTATATTGTGGCTCAAGCGATTAGCGCAACAGGCGGTACTATCTTGGCTCGTTTGTCTTGGAAAGAAGCACAGGCTTAATGTATGTCCACACCAGCATGGCAACGCAAGGAAGGCAAGAACCCCAACGGCGGCTTGAACGCC